GTTAAGAAACTATATGGTTAAAATGCAACCAGATGTTGATTTAAAATTTTTATTTGTTAGTGATGAAACTGGCGACGAGAAGGAGATGGAAATCCCCATAGACGTCAACTTTTTTTGGCCTGACGCCGACATATAAACCACTTCTACATAAACAAATTTTAATGGTCTGCTATAGTTGTTCAGGATTTTCATTTGATGAAGTATATAGTATGCCTGTTTGGCTAAGAAAGTTTTACTTATCTGAACTTGCTGAAATAAAGAAAGCTGAGTCAGGTAATGCAAAAGAATCTACGCAAGACATTGCAGGTAATATGCAAAGAATTCAAGCGATTCAAGATAAAATTAGCTCAAAAAAGTAGCTCATTAGATAATTATATTATATACTAGTATAGTTAAATAGAGGAGCAAAGAAATGAATAAAAAGCCACTTTCTGAAAACCTATTATCAAGGATAATGGCAAAGATTTTATTTATGCGTGGAAAAGTAAAAGTACCAGGACATCCTGATGTACAATCAGCAATAAATAAATTCATAGCTGCAAAAGATGATGCAAAAGCTGCAATTAAAAATTACGAAAAAAGAACTGGAAAAGAAATACCTGATGAATTGAAAAAATTAGGATATTAATTAAGAGCATATATCTATGAAGTTAATATCCAAAATACAATATAAAAAACAGGATGAAAAGCCAAAATTTGAAGGATTCGATGAGGATCCTAATGTTGATAATATTAAGGCGTATGAACGTGAACTTGATTTATCAAAAGGCTTAAATAAACTTCTAGACCAGAGACTTACAAAAACTGGTAAACTCACCAAATCACAAGAAGACCTATCAGCGGCACTACAGGGTGCAACCACAAGACAAGATCAAATACTAGAAATAGAAAAAGCAATATTTAAACTTAGTCAAGATAAGACTAGGGCAAATACTAAACTAACAAAGGATCTACAGTCTCAATACACTGTTGCAATAAAAATATTGAAGGCTGAGGAACAAAGACAAAAGGCAATTGATAAAGCCAATGAAAATTTTCAGGCAATGGGAGACCTGCTTCAGGAAATAGCAGGTGATATTCCACTTATTGGTGGACTAATATCCAAGTTCATTGGAATGGGAATGGAATCAGCCGCTGAAAAATTTAATGAACATATGCAAGAATCATTGGACAATATAAAGGCTGCCACTGGTGCGGCACAAGGTCTATCAGCTGTATTTAGAGGAATGTCAGGTATACTTATTGGAGGTATAATCGGAGTCTTCATAATGATGTTAGCTTTCATATACAAAATGGCAAAAGCTGCACAACAGTTAAATAGGGAAAACAGTGACGCCCTTGCATCCTCAACTAGACAACTAAACATATCAAGACAACAAGGAAAAGAAATGTTAGGTATGGTTGGATATGCAAAAAGGTACGCATCAGGATTGGCAGATGCATTTGCAGCATCACGAGAACAATTAGGATTTTTACCTAAAGTTACTAGAGAAGAAGCCAAGCTAATGGCAAAGTTAAATGTTGATGCTGGTATAAGTTCAGAAACAATTGGTAAAATGGTTAGGCAATCCAGAAAACTTAACATGGGATTTGATGAATATGTAAAGGCACAGGATAAAAATGTTGCTAAATTAAATAAACAATTTAATGTACAATTTGACACGGCAGAAATAATGAATGAAATGTCAAATATTGCCGATGATACACTTGCACTAATTGGTAAACAAAATGGTGGTTTGGAAAGACAAGTATTCTTAACTAAAAAGATAGGGCTAAACACAGCACAGGCTGCACAGATTGCCAGAGGATTACTTGATATTGAAAGTTCAATTGAAGCTGAGATGGAGGCAAGAGCACTAACCGGTAAAGACATAAACTTTGACCTTGCAAGACAAAAGGCATTAGAGGGTGATGTGGCTGGTGCAGCTGAGGCAGTACTTGCACAGGTAGGTGGTATAGATGAATTCAATAAAATGAACATTATACAGAAAGAGGCCATTGCAAAAGCTGCAGGCCTAGAGGTTGGAGAACTACAAAAGAGTTTAGAAGTACAGGATAATTTGGCTGCAGGTAGACAGGCTGCCGGTGCCCAAGACTTAGCCACACGAAGTATAATAGGTGGTGGTGAAGCGGCACAAATGAGAGAGGATAGACTAGTCAGTAAATTTTCTGAATTAGGAACAAAGCTAGAAAACTTTGAAAAGAAGATTATGAATTTCATAGGAAATATGACAGCGGAACAAATAGAGGCAGTACTTGTAGCCGGCTTTGCAGCTGTAGTGCTAGCAATAACAGCATCTTTAGTAAATAGTATAGTTGGACTAGGTAGAAATCTAAGAAGTGGATTTAGATCTTTAAGAGGTACGCCTAAAGGAACTAAACTTCCACCAACCAAAGTTCCTTTAACAAAAACAGGTAAACCTGACATGAGATTTAAAGTTAACAAAGTACCTCCACCAAAAGGACCAAATGTTAACATTAAAGCTCCACCAAAAGGACCAACAAGTGGTTCACCTTTCAAAATGCCAGGAGCGCCACCAGGTGCACCAACTCCCGGGGCTCCACCTAAACCAAGTGGTGGCGGAAATATTTTTTCTCGTGGATTCAATAAAGTAATGAATTTTGGAAGTAATGTTGCATCATCTGTAAAAGCAAAGGTGGCTCCATATACACCAGCACAACTATTTAAAAAAATGGGACCTGGTGTA